CACCTCGCCGGCGAGGTGCTGCTGGTCGCGCTGGGCATCCTCGAGCTGAACACGCGGCCGCGCGACGAGCGCCGGCTCTCGACGCTGGCGCAGATGCTCGGGTGGGACATGACACGGTTGCGTGTGGTCGTCGGCCGCGACGTGCCCCGGTACCAGCCGGCGTACCCGAGCTCGCGCACGTGCGGGGAGATGCTGATCCGCTACCCGCGGGCCTGCGGACAGCGTGGGACGCTCACGGCCAGCATCTGGGACCCGGCGACCGGGGAGCGGACGCTGGCGGACGCCTGCAGCCGGCACAAGCAGGCGCTGTGGGAGCGCTCGAGGGCCTCGAGGGACGCCTGGCTCGACGCCGGCGCACCGATGCCCGCGCCGAACGTCGGTGGCGCGCTCGCGCGGTACTTCCGCGGCGACTGGGTGCGGATGTACACGTGGGCCGGGCACAAGGAGATCACCGAGCTCGACCTGGTCGAGCGGCAGGCACCGCCGCGGCTGCGGCTGCTGCAGGGCGGGCTCGCGTGAACCGTTGGCCGGCGATCGAGGAGGCGCGCCTGGCGCTGGCGGGCAAGCTGTGCCCGTCGTGCGGCCGGGCGGGGTCGCTGACGATCGACGAGCAGTGGCTGCCGCTGGGGCCGGCGCATGTCGCCGGCGTGCAGATGAAGATGTCGGCGCAGCGGCAGTGGCTGCTGGTCTGCTCGCACTGCGGGACGCTCGGCACCCTGCAGCCGGACGACGAGGAGGTCGACGAGCAGGAGCCGCCCGCACCAGACTGAGAGCGCCTGGGGGCAACCACCCGTCGAGGGGTTGCCCACCATGCCCGAGATCCCGTTCTCCCTGAACGTCTCCGGCAGCATCACGCTGCCGTCCTGGCCCGTCCCGCCCGAGCCCGAGCCGCCCGACTTCACCCTGGGCCGCACCGAGCCGACGAAGGACGGGCTGTACACCCCGTCCGCGGTCGTCGGCCCGCGCGTGCCCGAGACGTCGATGCGCACCTACGACGGGTCGTTCACGAACCTGTCCGACGGCGACGTCGTCGACCGGATGATCATCACCGGGCAGTTCAACCCGGACGCGACCGACTGGGTGCTGCGCGACTCGATCGTCGAGGGCGGGGTCCCGCCCGGCGGCGAGACCGACCCGATGGTCCGCAACGCGATCTGGCCGCTGTTCGACATCCGCGACGGCGCCGTGCTCGAGGGCCGCATCGAGCACTCCGAGGCGCGGCCGTCGTACCAGTCGCACGAGATCTACGGGCTCAAGGGCGGCAACGTCACGCTGTACCGGTCGCTGATCCGTGGGGTCACCGACGGTGCGCAGCCGCACGGCTCGAGCTCGAAGCCGGCCAAGCGCGTCGCGATCGTCGGGTCGCTGATCGAGGACCTGGTCACGTTCGACGACCCGAACCAGTCCGACGGGATCACCCACAACGACGGGTCGCAGTCCTCCGGGCTGCTCGACCTGTACACGGTGTACGGGTCGTCGATCCACGGCGGGCGCACCTCCGCGCTGCTGATCCAGCAGCAGTCCGGCACCTACGGCGACATCGTGCTCGCGTTCAACTGGCTGTACGGCGACCCGTCCACGGGCTCGACGCTCAACACCTCGCAGAACGGGAACGGGGTGATCGCCGCCGGCGGGCTGTTCCTGGTGATCGGCAACCGGTTCTCGAAGGCGGGCAAGACGCCGCACGTGCTGATCTCGGCGTCGACGCTGGACTCCCCCACGTTCATCTGGCGGTGGAACACGTACATCGAGGACGGGTCGGAGGTGGTCCCGAGCCGCGGTTCGGACTGATCGTGTCGCGGCCGGCTGTCGGTATCTGCGCATGTCAGCGCAAGTCCTCTAGCACTACACTGATAAGTGTGGTAATCGGACGCAAAACTGGACACGGTGTTCAGTAAACTTGCAGCCGAGGAGGTGACAGATGGACAACCAGACGCTGTTCGAGCTCGACCAGCCGGCCGCCGGGCTGCTCCCTCTGCCGCCGTCGCCACCGATCCGGCGCCGGGTGCCGCCCCGCACCCTCGCGCCGGCGGTGAAGGCCGCGGTGCTCGAGCGCGACGGGTGGATCTGCCAGGCCTGCAGCATCCTGTGCGCCCCGACCAAGTCCAAGCACGCCACGCGCGGGCGCTGGGCCACCGTCGACCACGTCATCCCGCTGTCGCGCGGCGGCTGGGACGACCCGATCAACCTGCAGACCCTGTGCGCCGCGTGCAACGAGGACAAGGGCGAGCAGATCATCGACTACCGCGCCGACGTCTCGCTGCGCCTGGCGCTCGATCTCGAGCGGGAGAAGCGGGGTCTGATCCCGGACGAGATGCGGCACAGCCGAGGCGGGCCGACCAAGGGCGCGGAGAAGCTCTCGGTCGTGCTCACCTGCCGCGTCACCGAGACCGAGGCCCAGGCGCTGCGGGCCCGTTACGGCACCGGGACGTACGCCGCCCGGGCCGGCGTCGACCGGCTGCTGTACGCGGGCTAGGCTGCCGGCGCACGCCACCCACCGGCTGCCACGAGCGCCCCGTCCCCCAGGCCCCTGGGAGGCGGGGCGCTCAGTCGTCGTGGGGCACGATCCGCACCACCGGCGGCTGCGGGTCGATCTCCTCCGGCAGCGGTAGCGCGCCGGCGAACACCGCCTTGCGGAAGCGCAGCTCGTGCATGTACGTCGTCGGCGAGCCCTTCGGTGTGCGGCACTTCTCCCCCGGCGGCGCCCCGCAGTAGGGGCACCAGAACGTCAGCAGGACGTCCTTGGCACGGCTGATCTTCGGCGTCATCTTGCGCCCCCTGCGCAACACTCCGATAAGCGCGCTTGTCGGACCTGGGTGATAAGGGGCATTGTTGCCTCACTGGGGGCGTCCGTCATACGGCGCCATGGGGGCAAGCATGAACGACCTGTACAGCGGGGTGCGGGGCGCGACACGAGGGTGTGGCTGCCATGTGCTGCCGCACTGTGCCATGGGTGTCGCGGATGCGTAAGGAGGTCCGCGCCTACCCGGACGTGCCGCGCCAGATCGAGGCCGAGGCGGCGGAGATCGGCACGCCGGCGGAGAAGCGCCGCAAGAAGCTCGCCCGCAAGGTCGCCGCGATGGACCCGCCCTCCCGGGCCGCGGCTGCGGTGACCCTGGCAGTCCAGGGCGCGGGGTACCCCGACATCGCCCGCATCCTGGACTACCGGACTCCCGTCGAGGCGAAGACCGCGGTCTGGGACGCGATCGCCGACGTGCAGGCCGACTACGACGACGTCGAGCGGATGCGCGCGCTCATGTCGCACCGGCTCGACCGGCTGCTGTACGGCGTGATGCCGGCCGCGACGAACTCCGAGCACCCCGACCAGGTCGCCTACGGCCGGTTCGCGCTGGCGATCCTCGACCGGCAGGCCAAGCTCTACGGCCTCGACGCCGCCCAGCAGGTCGTCGTGTACACCCCGACGCAGAAGGAGATCGCGGCCCACGTCGAGTACGTCACGCAGATCATGCGGACCGCGGCCGGCGCGATCGAGGCCGACATCATCGACGCCGAGGTCGTCGACGAGCCCGGGGCGCAGGTCGGATGACCACGCACCAGGCTCCGCGTGTGCACCTCCCCGGGGACGCCGCAGGGGGGCGTCCCGGGTGGGAGGACCGCCTGGTCGAGCTCGTCACGGACAACGAGCGGACCAAGGCGAGCCGCCGCGGCGCGGGAATGCGGAACTGGCCCGCGCGCATCATGCTCGTCTCCGACATCGCCTTCCGGCGGCTCCTCCGACAGGCCGCTGAGACACGAGGGATGTCGGCGAGCGGCTATGCGCGCCGCGCCGCGGCGGCCTTCATCGCCCACGACCTGCAGATCCCGTTCGAGCAGGTCTGCGCGCTCACCCCGCGCCCGGCTCCGCCGGAGGGGCCGTTCCGTGCCGGGCTGCCGGCCGACCAGCGCCCGGCGAACAACCCGGGGCGGCAGGTCGACGACGGGCTCGGGTTCGGCACCTGGCGGGTGTGCGATGCCTGAGCTGCCGTTCGACCCGGACGCCCCGCAGCGGTGGACCCCCGCCGCGCAGGAACGGCTGCTCGAGACCATGGCGGTCGCGAACGCCGAGCCGCGCGTGTGGTACTGCCCGTCCCCGGGGCGGCTGTGCGACGGGCACCCGCACCCGGGGTACGAGTACGAGCACGCCCGTTCCGACCAGTGGCCGCCGTCGCTGCGCGAGGACTGGCTCGCGTGGGTGCTGCTGTCGGGTCGTGGTGCTGGCAAGACGCGCGCCGGCGCGGAGTGGCTGCGCTCGATGACCCGGTACACGGGCCGGCTGTGCATCGTGGCGCCGACGGCCTCCGACCTGCGCGACGTCATGGTCGAGGGCGAGTCCGGCATCCTGCGGGTCTGCGAGCAGTCCGCCGGGTACATCCCGCACTGGGAGCCGTCCAAGAAGCGCCTGACCTTCCCCAACGGGGCGGTCGTCATCGGGTACACCGCCGAGGAGCCGGACCGTCTGCGCGGCCGCAACGACGGCGCGGCGTGGATGGACGAGCCGGGCCACTACGAGAACGTCGACTACGTCTGGCAGATGCTGCTGTACGGCCTGCGGGCCGGGCGGCACCCCAGGATCGCGATCACCACCACCCCGACCCCGTCGAAGTGGCTCAAGGACATCGTCGCCGACCCCGACTCGAGGGTCACGACGGTGTCGACGTTCGCGAACGAGGCGAACCTGCCGCCGGCGTTCATCCGGCAGATGCGCGAGCGGTTCGCGAACACCCGTCAGGGCCGCCAGGAGCTGTTCGGGCAGATCCTCGAGGACGTCGAGGGTGCGCTGTGGTCGGACGCGCTGCTGGCCGACACGCGGGTGGCGATCGCGCCGCCGCTGGGTCGGATCGTGGTCGGCGTCGACCCCGCCGGCACGTCGACGAACCGCTCCGACGTCACCGGGATCGTCGTGTGCGGCCTGGGCGTCGACGGGCACCTGTACGTGCTGGCCGACTACTCCGGGCGGTACACCCCGCTCGAGTGGGCGCAGGCCGTGCGCGACGCCTACCACGACTACAACGCCGACCTGATCGTCGCCGAGACGAACTACGGCGGGGAGATGGTCACGCAGAACCTGCGGACCAACGTCGGCCCGTTCGCCCGCGTGCAGCCCGTGAACTCGAGGCGCGGCAAGTTCATCCGCGCCGAGCCGGTGTTCGGCCTGTTCGAGCAGGGCCGCGCGCACGTCGTCGGCCGCTGGGAGCAGCTCGAGGACGAGATGTGCTCCTGGGTGCCGGGCACCGGCAAGTCCCCCGACCGGCTCGACGCGCTCGTGCACGGCGCGCACTCCCTGATCGCGCTGGACACCTCCGCGGCGATCTCGGTCGCGCACGGGCACTTCCGCCGCGACGTCTCGCGGCCGCACGGGGACAACTTCCGCAAGCTCAAGGCGATGGTCCAGGGGGCGCTGCGATGACGCTGTCCGACAACCTGCCCACCCTGCCCGGCATCTGGCTGTGGATCGCCGCCATCGTCGTCGGCGTGCTGGGTGCCGGGCGCCTGACCCGGCTCGTCGTGCACGACTCCTACCCGCCCGCCGTCGCGGTCCGCGAGTGGTGGGTGCGCCGGTGGGTGCGCACCGACGGGTCGGTCAGCGACTGGTCGAAGCTCACGACCTGCCACTGGTGCTTCGGGCCGTGGGCGTTCGCCCTGGTCCTGCTGTCCGCCTGGCTCACCGACCTGCACTGGGGCTGGTGGCTGTTCTGGGGCTGGCTCGCCGGCTCCTACCTCACCTCGATCGTCGTCGAGCGCGACCAGAAGGACTGACCGGGCGCCACAAGCAGGGGGGAACTGCACATGCCCAAGACGCGGGAGGAGCCGGCCACGACGTCGACGTCGACGTCGCTGCAGGCGGACCTGCGCACGCTCACGGCCGCTGGCCGGCGGCTGCCCGTCAACCCCGACTACACCAAGCCGACCCGCTCCGGGCGCGGCTGGCAGGACGACACCTGGCGGTTCTACGACCTCATCGGGGAGTACCGGTACGCGTGCGACTGGGTCGGGAACATGCTCTCCAAGGCGAGCCTGTACCTGACCAAGGACGGCCGTCCCGTCACCGGGTCGGTCGCCGGCGTCGACTACGTGTACTCGCTGTTCGGCGGGCCGCAGTCGCAGGGGCAGATGCTGCGCGAGATCGGCGTGCACCTGACGGTCGCCGGCGAGCTGTACATCGTGGGGCTCACCGACAAGGGCGTCGAGACGTGGCGGGTGGTCGCCGCGACCGAGCTCACCTCCCGCGGCGGCCGGTACTGGGTGTCCGGCAAGGAGCTCAAGTCCGACGGTGACCCGTTCCTCGCCCGGATCTGGCGGCCGCACCCGCGCAAGTACAACGACGCGAACTCCCCCTCGAGGGCGGTGCTGCCGATCCTGGCCGAGCTCGACGCGCTGACCAAGCGGATCTTCGCCGAGATCGACTCCCGCCTGGCCGGTGCCGGCGTGTTCTTCGTGCCGTCGGAGATGACGATGCCGACCACGCAGAGCGTCACCGAGGACGGCGACGTCGACACCACGCAGGCGCTGGCCGACAGGTTCCAGTCGAACCTGACCGAGGCGATGATGACCGCGATCGGCGATCGCGAGGACGCCTCCGCGATGGTCCCGATCGTGGTCACCGCCCCGGGCGAGCACATCGGCAACGCCCGGCACATCACGTTCTGGTCCGACCTCGACGCCCGGTCGATCGAGCTGCGCACCGAGGCGATCCGTCGCCTGGCGCTCGGTCTGGACATGCCGCCGGAGGTGCTGACCGGCGTCGCCGACGTCAACCACTGGACCGCGTGGTCGGTCGAGGAGGGCGCGATCAAGGCGCACGCCGAGCCGCTGCTGGCGCTGGTGTGCGAGTCCCTCACCGAGGCGTACCTGCGGCCGCTGCTGGTGCAGGACGGGATGTCGGAGGAGGACGCCGAGCACTACTCGATCGCCGCGGACACCTCCCTCATGCGGCTGCGGCCGAACCGGTCCAAGGAGGCGTTCGAGCTCTACGACCGGATGCAGATCGACGGCGAGGCGCTGCGCCGCGAGACCGGGTTCAACGAGGACGACGCCCCGGAGCCCGAGGACCTGCGGGACCTGTTCATCCGCAAGGTCGCCTCCGGGTCCACCACGCCCGAGCTCGTCGCGGCCGCGCTGCGCGCGCTCGGTGTCCCGATCGGTCAGGTCGAGCCGGCCCCGCCGGCGCAGGCCCGGCCGACACCGTCCCTGCTCGAGCATCCCGAGCAGGGACCACCCGACCGCCCCGAGCAGTCCGCACGTGTACAGCCCCCAGGCGACGACGGGCTGCTCGGGGCATCGGAGGTCATGGTCTACCGGGCGCTCGAGCGTGCCGGCAACCGGCTGCGGACCCGAATCGGTTCCAACCTGCCCGGTTCGCTGGCCCGGTCGATCCCCCCCGGTACGCCGGCGGCCGAGATGCACCTGCACGTGCCGGTCCCGCCGGCGCTGCTCGACGACCTGCTCGCCGACGCTTTCACCGGGCTCGACCGGTACGCCACGTGCCGGCAGGTCGACACCGCCGCGCTGGCCGCGCGGCTGGACGCCTACTGTCGCGCGCTGCTGGTCTCGCGGGCGCTGCCCGACGCGGACGTCCTGTCGAGCCTGGTGATGTACACCCCGGCCGACGGCTTCCTGGCGAAGGTCGGGTGATCGCGGTGCCCACGTTCGACGTCGACGTCGCCACCTTCCGCGCCGAGCGCGAGGAGGTCATGGTCGCCTCCGACGACGAGCTGCGCCCGATCGTCGACGACGCGCTGGTCGAGTACTCCAACGGGGTCGCGGACTGGTACGACCCGCCGATCGACGCCGCGTCGGTCCTGTGGTGGGAGACGTTCGAGTACGAGCAGGGCCGCGCCCCGACCGCGACCGAGCTCGCCGAGTTCCAGTCGACGTGCGCCGAGGTGCTCGAGCGGACCTCCCTGCCGTCCAACCCGCCGGACGACACGCAGGTCGAGGTCATCACCGGGTGGCTGTCGGCGTTCGCGCTGAACTCCGCCACCGCGGCCGGCGGCGGCCGCCTCGAGTGGGTCACCCGCCAGGACGGCCAGGTCCGCGACATCCACGTCCCCCTCGACGGGGAGACCGTCACCGGCGGCTCGACGTTCGACGTCGCCGGTCACCGCCTGCACTTCCCGGGCGAGCCCGTCGGGCCGCCGCACGTGTGGATCAACTGCCGGTGCCTGGTGCGGCAGGTCAAGGACCCGGAGGAGAACGTGACGACGAACGCGACGAACACCACCGCGGCGCAGACGTACACGATCGAGCTCAAGGAGCCGCTGCCGTCCTACGTCACCGTCGAGAACGGCCGGCTCGTGTACGCCGACTCCGGGCCGGGCACGCCGGCGCACCCGGAGATCGACGACGACCCCGGCGTCGACGACGACCCGGGCGAGGACGACTCCGGCGAGGACGACGAGGGGTTCTACGACCTCGCGGACTACGCCGAGCTCGACACCGAGGTGCCCTGGCACGGGATCATCGCGCCGACCGGCGTCATGTCCGGGGACCGGCGCAAGTTCGCCGTCGACGCGCTGCGCACCCGCAACCTGCCCGTCCCGCTGACGTTCCAGCGGGCCCAGTCCGACGGTCACGGCGGTGCGGTCACCGTCGGGAACATCGAGCGGGTCTGGGAGGAGGACGGCCTGATCAAGGCCGAGGGCCGGTTCGCCGCCGTGCCGGAGGCCGACGAGGCGATCTACCTGGTCGCCGACCGGATGCTGCAGGGCGTGTCCGTCGAGCTCGACGACGCCGCGTTCGAGCTGCAGTACGAGGACGGCACCGCGTTCGACCTCAACGACGACGCCAGCCAGCCGGTCACGGTCGTCACCGACGGACGGGTCGCGTCCGCGACGCTCGTCACGGTGCCGGCGTTCCAGGAGGCGTTCATCACGCTCGGGACCTGGGCTGACGCCGAGGACGACGCGCTGGCCGCCGGGTGCATCCCGTGCGCGGCCAAGGAGATGGACGACCTGTTCGACTCGTGGCGGACGTTCAAGATCTCCGAGGCCGCGTGGGACGGGTCGGCGGCCCGGTTCACCGACGACGAGTACTACCGCTCGTGCGTGCTGCACAAGAACGGGGAGTCCAAGGCGAAGTCCGACAACTCCCTGCCGATCCTCGAGCCCAACGGTGACCTCAACCGGGCGGCCGTGCACGCCGCGGCCGCGCGCGTCGACCAGGTCGACGCCACCGACGAGCAGAAGGCGTCGGCGAAGCGGTCGCTGCTCACCGCCTACCGCAAGCTCGAGGAGGACCCGCCGGAGTCGCTGACCGCGGCCGCGTTCGCCTCCGCCCCGGGCACGCACGACGGCCCGGGCTGGGCGACGCACCCCAAGGACACGCAGCGGCTGCGGGACTACTGGACCCGCGGCAAGGGCGCGGCCAAGATCCGCTGGGGTCAGCCGGGCGACTTCAACCGGTGCCGGCGTCAGCTCGCGAAGTACGTGCCGAACCCGCAGTACCTGGCCGGGACGTGCGCGAACCTGCACAAGGTCGCGATGGGCCTGTGGCCGGGGCAGGAGGGCGGCAAGCGGCGCAAGCACGCCGGCGAGGTCCTGGTGGCGGCCGCGTTCTCGCTCGTCGACGACGTCGACGTCAACACGGTCCCGCCGCTGGCGTGGTTCCAGAACCCAGGGCTCGAGGGGCTGACGCCGCTGACGATCGAGGGCCGGCACGTGTACGGGCACCTGGCCGGGTGGGCGACGTGCCACACCGGGTTCGGGGTGTCCGTCGGGGACGGGGAGGTGTGCGTGCGGCCGCCGAACTCGGCGTCCGGGTACGCGTACTTCCACACCGGGCAGGTGATCACCGACGACGGTGCGGTCAACGTCGGGCACCTGACGATGGACACCGGGCACGCCGCGATGTCCCTGCCGGGCCGTCCGGCCGCGGCGCACTACGACAACACCGGGGCCGTCGTCGCCGATGTCGTGGTCGGCGAGGACGAGCACGGGATCTGGTACTCGGGCGCGCTGCGGCCGGACATCACCGACAACCAGCGGATCGCGCTGCAGGCGGCCTCGCTGTCCGGGGACTGGCGCCGGCTCGCCGGCAAGCTCGAGCTCGTCGCGGCGCTGTGCGTGAACGTGCCCGGCTTCCCGATCCCGCGCACCACCGTCGCCGCCTCCGGTCAGGCCGGATACGCGCTGGTCGCGGCCGGCGTCGTGCAGCACGCCGACGAGCCCGACCTGCGGGCCGCGATCCGCACCGAGCTCGCGCTCGTCAAGGCCGAGGAGGCGCGCGCCGTGCAGCGCGCCGCGGCCCTGGCGCGGGTCCACAAGATGCAGGCCGAGCGCGCCCGCGCCCGGCTCGAGGCGCTCAGGTAGAGGGGGCAGGCATGGGCTGCAACTGCGGCGGGGCGAAGTCCGGCGCGAAGGTCGTGTACGTCGCGACGTTCACCGACGGCACCACCAAGACGTACGCCTCGGAGATCGAGGCGCGCATGGCCGTGCTCAAGAAGGGCGGGACCTACAAGTCGTCACCTGAGCGGTGAGCCGGGCACCGCACACAGCGCGCCAGCCCATTGGGGGGGCAGAGCGCGCGCCCGGAGCGGAGGGGTGCCGCCGCGTGTCAGGGCCGTGGCGGCACCCCTCAGCCATGCTCCCCCAGGGCGCCGGCGGCTGCGGAGTTTCCCCCAGCAAGAACCGCGATTGATCCGGGCCTAGTCGCCCGTGGGGGCCGCCGGCGCGTCCTCGAGACCGGTCGCGCCCTGCCAGCCGCCGCGGCCCATCAGCTCGAGCGCTTCGGCGTCGCGCTGCATGATCCGCTCGAGGGCGGCCTCGTACTTCTGCTCGACGTTCTCGGTCATCCGCCAGACGGTACTCGCCCGACCCGCCGATAAGCGTGCTTGTCACAGGCGTTCGTGCAGGTGCAGGATTCGGTCAGAAGCACTGCCCCGTCGCGGCGTAGCCGGACAGGAATCCACCTGTCCCTGCGCGCCCGACGGAGGCCGCTGTGCCGTTCGAGATCCCCGAGGACCTCTCTGTCCTCGATGACGCCGCTCTCGCTGACGCGATCGAGCAGGCGCTGACTGACGCCGCGTCGTTCAACGACGTCCCCGACGACGAGCTCGACGACGAGAAGCTCAACCGCCTCATCGCCCTCGCCGACTTCGCCACCGCCGCCAAGGCCGAGCAGTCCACCCGCTCCGAGGCCAAGGCCGAGCGCTCCGCGCGCGCCGCGGCCGCACGTGCCGCCCTCGTCAAGGACGAGGAGGAGGTCGTCGACGCCGAGATCGTCGAGGAGCCGGCCGCCGAGGAGAAGAAGGAGGAGGAGCCGGTCGCCGCGGCCGCCACTCCCCCGGCTCGTCGCGTCCCGGTCGTCGCCCGTGCCGCGACCACGGTGAACGCCCCGATCGACATCACCCCGGCCAAGCCGACCGCGGTCCTGACCGCGTCGGCCGATGTCCCCGGGTTCGCCACCGGCGGCCGCCTCGACGACCTCGACACGGTCGGCAAGGCGCTCGTCGCCCGCATGAAGGGCCTGCCGACCGTCCGCCTGGGCGGCGCCGAGGGCATCCAGCAGCGGTACTCGGTCGCGAACATCGACATCGGCTCGACCCGCACCGACGGCCTCATCCAGACCAAGCACCCGGACGACGACCAGGCGCTGCTCACCAAGGCGTCCAAGGAGGCGCGCCTGCCGGGCGGGTCGCTCACGGCCGCCGGCGGCTGGTGCGCCCCGTCGGAGACCCTCTACGACCTGTGCTCCTACGAGTCGACCGACGGCCTGCTCGACCTGCCGTCGATCACCGCGAACCGCGGCGGCATCCGCTACACCAAGGGCCCCTCGTTCGCCTCGATCTTCGCCACCGCCGGCCTGGGCTGGTTCCTCACCGAGGCCCAGGTCATCGCCGGCTCGCCGGCCAAGACGTGTGTCGAGGTCACCTGCCCGCCGTTCACCGAGGTCCGCCTCGACGCGGTCGGCATCTGCATCACCGCACCGCTGCTCACCGAGGCCGCCTACCCCGAGCTCGTGCGCCGCTTCACCGAGGGCGCGCTCATCGCCCAGCAGCACAAGGTCGACGGCTACGTGCTGTCCAAGATCGACGCCGCGTCCACCTCGCTCACGCTCGTGGGCTCGCCGGCGAACACGATCGACGGCCTGGCGCAGATCGAGTTCGCGGTCATGCACCAGCGGCAGAAGGAGCGGATGTCCTTCAACCAGTCGTTCGAGCTGCTGCTCCCGTACTGGTACAAGGCGCTCGTCCGCGCTGACCTCGCGCGTCGCACCGGCATCGACCTGATCAACGTCACCGACGCCACGATCGAGGGCTACTTCACCGCGCGCGGCGTGCGGGTGCAGTGGCTGTACAACCTCGACCCGCTCGACGACGCGACGGGCGACATCCCCACGACCGCGACCGCGTACCTGTACCCGGCCGGCGCGTTCGTGAAGGCGACGACCGACGTCATCTCCCTCGACGCGGTCTACGACTCGACGCTGCTCAAGCAGAACACGTACACCGCGCTGTTCGCCGAGTCCGGCGTCGCCGTGGTGAACACCTGCGGCGACCCCGTGCGGTTCGAGCTCACCACCTGCGCCTCCGGCCGCACCGGTGCCGCCGACATCACCGACTGCCTCCACGGCGCCGTCACCCCCTGAGACCTCCCCGCGGGGCGCCGACACCTGGCCCGGTGCCCCGCGGGCGAGACCTCTCTAGAAGGGAGGTGGCCAGATGCCGGTGACCATCCCGGTGCGCATCGACGCACCGGCTCGCGCACCGCGCAAGGGCGGCCTGCTCACGGTCGCGAACGTGCAGGACGCACCGGACTCGCACGCCGCGTTCGGAGTCGAGTTCCAGAGCTTCGCGATGTGCGGGGAGTTCGGCAACGGCCTGTGGGCCGCGCCGTGCGCGTCGTCCAGCTCCGACCTGGACCTCATGTTCGACGACGAGAAGCAGTTCTCGGGTCCGCAGGTCATCACGGGTGACCCGTTCGCGGTCTACGCCGGCGTCGAGTGCGACCTGCTCGGCTCCTACGGCGCGGAGGCCCGGGCGCGGCTCGAGTCCGGCGAGGAGTACACGGTCTCGCGGGCGTACGCGGCGACCCTGGCGCCCGAGTTCGCCGACTCCGGCAACTCGCTGGGGACGTTCGCACCCGGGAACACCGTCGGGGCGATCGCCGCGCTCGAGCAGGCCGCGGCCACCACCTACGGCGGCCTGCCGATCATCCACATGGCCCCTTACCTCGCGTCCCTGGCGGTTTCGCAGCGGGCCGCGTTCATCGACCCGCTGACGGGGCTCCTGACCACCGGTCTGGGCACCCCGATCGCGGCCGGCGCGGGCTACCCGGCCGACCGCATGTGGGCGACCGGCGAGGTGCACATCTGGCGCACGCCGGTGCGCACCTACGACGTCCCGGACGTCCGGACCAACACCGCCCAGACGCTCGCCGAGCGCATCTACGTCGTCGCGACGGATTGCTTCATCGGCTTCCTGCTGCAGGGCACCGCCACTCAGGGGGACCAGTCATGACCGTCAACGAGGGCGAGGCGTTCGTCGCCGGCCTCGATTCCGAGACCGCCCAGAAGCTGCTCGAGGCCGCCGAGAAGGCCGGTCTCGACCCGTCCGTCGTCCGCGCCGCTCCCGGGGACGGCGGCTTCGTCGTGCCCGCGGCGCTGGTCGACAAGCCCAAGCCGCGCAAGCCGGCAGCGGACAAGCCCGCCGCCGAGACGGACAAGAAGTAGGGAGCGGAGAAGACATGGCTCAGTCCCGTTGCTTCTCGCCCGTCCGCGGGCGGGCGATGCGTGTGACCCGGCTGGACGGCTGTGGCCGCCCGGTCTACGGCGAGGAGTCCGTCGGCGTGTCCGACGGGTTCGTCTCGGTGGCGTTCACCGCGAACACCGACGAGGGCGAGGAGATCAACGTCACGAACGCCGCCGGCAAGACGTGCGTTCGCGAGGTCCCCTGCCCGACGTTCCTCGGGTACGGCGTGGAGGTCGAGTTCTGCAACGTCGACCCGGCGCTGTTCGCGATCCTGACCGGTCAGGACGCCGAGTACGACGACGAGGGGTACGCCGTCGGGTTCCGTGTGAACTCCGACATCTCCGCGTGCAACTCCGGCTTCGCGCTCGAGCTGTGGACCGGTGTTCCCGGCGTGGCGTGCACCGACGACACCGCCGGCGACGCCGTCCCCGGCGGGTACCTGCTCCTGCCGTACCTGCAGGGCGGGATCTTCGGGGACTTCACGATCGAGAACGGTGCGATCTCGTTCACCGTCACCGGCGCCCAGACCAAGACGGGTTCGGGGTGGGGTGTCGGCCCGTACGACGTCATCCGCTCCGGCGGGAACCCGGCACCGCTCGACACGGCGATCGCGTCCGGCGACCACCTGCTCGTGCGGTACACCGACGTCGCTCCCCCGCCGGCGTACTGCGGCACCGCGCCGCTGCTCGACCCGGCCGACGAGGCGCTCACCGGCGTCACCGCGACGCCGGGAGCGGGGCTCTCGGCGACGTTCTCGCCGACGCCGGCGGGCACCGACCCCTGGTACGTCGACTTCGGCGACGGCACCTGGGAGTACGCCGCCGACGGGGCGGACATCACGCACACCTACCCCGCCGCGGGCACGTACACCGCGACGGCCTACCGCGGTTCGTCGACGTCGACGACGACGGTCACGGCGGCCGCGGTCGTCGAGGACGCCCGCACGGCGAAGACGACCGACACCAAGACCGAGACGAAGCCGGCCGAGTGAGGTCCACCGGTGGGTGCGGGGTCCTCGTGCCGCCCCGCACCCACCGGCCTCGAGGGAGGTGGCGCAGGTGAGCGAGCCGACGATCCCGGCGCTGCCCGACTCATGTTGGCCGGTCGACTGGGGCTGCGCGGACCAGACCTGGCTGGACGGGCTCGACCCGGCGGTCAAGGACCGGTCGGCGGCCATGGCCACGCAGGTGCTGCGGTCCCTGACCGGTCACGTGGTGGGTGGGTGCCCGATCACCGTGCGGCCGTGCGCCAAGGGCTGCGGCGCCGGGTCGTTCAGGGCCGCGCCGGTCGCGGCCGGGAACGCTGAGGCGCTGGGGGTGCGGGTCGGCCCGTGGTGGGCGTCGATCGACGTCGACGGGCAGTGGATCAACACCTGGTGCGGCTGCACCACCGAGTGCTCGTGCGCGTTCGTCCCTGAGGTGTGGCTGCCGGCGCCGGTCGGCGGCGTCGTGGAGGTGCTCGTCGACGGCGTCGTCCTGGCGCAGGACTCCTACCGGGTCGACAACGGCAACCGGCTGGTGCGGCTGGACGGGCAGACCTGGCCCAAGTGCCAGGACATGACGGCGGCCGCGGACGGGCCGGGCGCGTTCGCGGTCACCTACTACAACGGGTTCCGCGTCGACGGGCTCGCGTCGTGGGTCGCCGGCATCCTCGCCGTGGAGTTCGCCAAGTCCTGCACCGGCGGCAAGTGCCGGCTGCCGTCCGGGGTGCAGTCGATCACCCGGCTCGGCGTCGCCTACGAGATCCCGTCGGGGATGTTCGAGAACGGGCTGACCGGCATCCGCGAGGTCGATTCGTGGGTGCGGCTGTGGAACCCGCACCAGCTCAAGTCCGCCTCGCAGGTCTGGTCGCCGGACCTGCGCCCTGCGCGGCGCACCACGTCCTGGCCGGTGACCCCGTGACGACCATCGACGCGCCGCCGCTGCGCGAGGACGTCGCGATCTGGCCCGCGCTGGCGTCGCTCACGTCGTGCCTGTGCCAGGAGATCGTCGCCTCCGGGCTGCCGGAGGTGTACATCTGCACGCCGCTGCCTGGCGAGCAGATCGCCGCGGAGTACGTCAGCGAGGACGCCGGCATGGCGTGGACGCGGCTGGTGTCCGCGTTCCCCTCGACGACGTTCCCCGCGCAGGCGCTGGTCGGGTGCTTCGCGCCGCTCGCGTTCGAGGTCGAGCTCGGCGTCCTGTACTGCGCGCCCGAGCCCGGCGCCGACGGGTCCCCGCCGGACATGGCCGCGCAGTTCGACGCGACCCGCCTGCAGGTCGCCGCCATGGCCGCGATGCGCCGTGCGCTGCTGTGCTGCTTCCCCACGGGCAACTCCAAGGACCTGATCCTCGGCCCGTACGCCCCGATCGGGCCCGACGGCGGGGTCGTCGGCGGCACCTGGACGGTGTGGGTCGCCGAGGGGGCGATCTAGTGGCCGTCCGGACCCGGGTCAACCCCGTCGCGATCCAGTCGATGTTCGTGCCCGGCGGCGACATCTACAAGTTCGCCGGCAAGGTCGAGAACGACGTGCGCACCGCCGCCCGCCGGCGCATCCGCAACCGCTCGAGGCGGCTGCGCAGGTCCGTCACCGCCCGGCGACGCCCGAACCAGTACGGGGTGCGGTTCACCGTCGGCGCCTACGCGCCGTACGCGCTGTACGTCGAGCTCGGCACCGGCCCCTACATCTCCGCGTCGCGCTTCGGCGAGCACATGACGCTCTACGCCGGCGCCCGGTTCGTCCCGCGCCGGTACGCGAGGTTCAAGGGCGCCAAGACGCAGTTCGTCTCCGGGCAGAAGCCGCGCCTCTACCTCACCAACGGCCTGGCCGCCGGCCTGGCCCGCAACGGCCTGACCTGAGGCCGCTAGTCCAACTAACAGGGGGCACAGATGAGCAAGACGTTCGAGCTGGCGGTACAGGCCGCCACCGACGGCGAGGACGAGCGGCTGCCGTTCAAGATGCAGGGCTCCGACGAGCAGCTCTACGCCTACAAGCCGTCCGAGGGGCAGATCGTGCTGCTCATGGGCCTGGCGTCCGACTCGACGTCGGCCGAGGCCGGCGCGACCGTCCTCGAGGTGTTCTGGTCGCTGCTCGACGAGGACACCACCACGGTGCTGCGGCGCCGGCTGATCGACCGCACGGACCCGTTCGGGCTCGCCGACATCATGAACATCATCGAGTGGATCGTCGAGGAGACGTCCGCCCGCCCTACGCAGTCGTCGCTCGCCTCACTGCCCTCGCGAGCGACCAGTGGGCACTTGTCGACGGGTGGTGTGCCGCGCAAGCGGTCGACCCGTTCAGCCTCCCGCCCCATCGCTTCTACAACCTGATCTACGCCTGGGCGATCGAGCGCGTGGAGAACAGGCAGAAGTTCGACATGCAGCTCGAGGCGCCCCTGCCGGGCAGGCAGACCACGACGGCGTCGGTCAGCCAGCTCCGCACCGAAACCGACTCGCTGCGCGCCATGGGTGCGTGGGCGTCACAGGTCCAGGCAGGGAGGTGACCCGTGGCAGGACCGACGATCGCGCACGCCGAGGTCGACGTCGACCTCGACGGTGACGCGATCCCCCGCCAGGCCCGCCGGATCGCCAACCAGGCAGGCAACGCCCTCAACCGCGAGATGGGTCGCGAGGGCCGGCGCTCCGGGCGCTCGTTCGGCGACCGGTTCGGTGACGGGTTCCGGGAGCGGGTTCGCGGGCTCGGTGCGTCGCTGTCGGGCTCGATGCGCAGCATGTGGCAGCGGGCCGGGTTCAACGCCGGCAGCGACTACGGCAACGGGTTCCGCGGCGGGGCGTTCTCCCGCATGGACAACACCGTCCGGCTCGTCCTGGGCCTGATCGCGACGATCGGCCCGCAGATCGCCGCCCTGGGGTCCGGTGCGTCCGCCGCGCTGGTCGCGCTCGTCGGGGCGCTGCTCAACTCCCTGGTCGCCGCGTTCCTCGCGCTCGGACCGGCGGCGATCGCCGCCGGGTGGGGCATCGCGCTGGCCGTGCGTGGCATCACCGAGCTCAAGAAGGTCTCCCCGCAGGCCGTCGACGGGCTCGAGAAGCTCAACAAGCAGGTCAGCAACGACGCCAAGGCGTTCGCGAAGGAGTTCGCGCCGGCGCTCGACCAGTTCACCGAGTCGCTGGCCAAGCTGTGGCGGGCCGACCGCATCGGGGAGCAGCTCGGCAAGGCGTTCGGGAAGATCACGCAGGCGCTCGAGCGGGTCATCACCGGGCCGGGCTACAAGGCGTTCCAGACCGCGATGGAGACCACCATCCCGGACACCCTGGCGCGGCTGGGGATCGGCACGGCGGGTGTCCTCGAGGGGTTCCTGGCGCTGTTCGCCAAGGCCTCCGAGTGGGGCGCCCGCATGGCGCTGTCGTTCATGCAGTGGGGCGAGGCCGTCGGGCAGTTCTTCGAGCACTTCGCGCGCTCGGAGAAGTTCGACCAGTTCATGGACAACGCGACCCGCCAGTTCGGGCTGCTGCTGGACATCATCGGGCAGCTCTCCGGCGGCCTCGCTGACGTGTTCACCGCCGGCTCCGGTGCGGCGACGGGGATGCTGCAGTCGCTGTCCGACCTGGCCGGGGAGTTCCAGGCGTGGGCCGGGTCCGTCGAGGGGCAGCAGGCCCTCAAGACCTGGTTCGAGGGCGGCAAGCAGATCTTCGACTCGCTGATCGACCTGGTGAAGTCGGTCGCTTACGCGCTGGGCCAGATGGTCACGCCCAACACGATGCAGCAGGTCGACGACTTCCTGTTCGGGCTGCAGATCCTCGCCCCGGTGCTCGGCGACGTCATGACGGCGGTCGCGAACACCGGCGCGCTGGGCGCGTTCGGTGACCTGCTGGTCATCATCGCCGACGCGGTCCGCCCGATCGTGCCCGCCCTGCAGGCGTTCGGCACCGCCGTCGGCGCCGGCCTGCAGACGGCGCTGCAGGCGGCCGCACCGGGGATCACCGCGATCGCCGACGGGCTCGGGTACGCGTTCCAGGCGCTGACCCCGGTCATCCCGCTGCTGGTCGACGCGTTCGTCCCCGTGATCCAGGCGCTCGCCCCCGCGTTCGGCGACGTCATCGCCGAGATGGGCCCGCTGATCGCGGCGATGCTCACCGGCCTCATGCCGGTGATCCGCAAGCTCGCGCCGCTCATCGAGAAGCTGACCCCGGTCATCATCGACATGCTCGACCAGCTCGGGCC